GATTGGGCCTGCACCGAGCCCAAATCCTAATCCTAAGAAACCGCTACCGATGGAACTCCGACGCAAATCACCTGCGTTGTTGACGGAGGAGCAGAAGATAGCAGCAAGGGCTGCTGTGTATGAGCCAAAGGAATTGACCGGATTCCTACGACGCTTTGCTCTACACCAGGTACGAACAGCTGAGTTACAAAGGAACCTTGTGCGCCAAGCCAACCAGTGGGTTGATGGGCATGATTGCACCGGCATTTCTCAAGCTGACATAGCAAACCACATTGCGCAAGCAGTGACGTCTGTTATGGTACCTGATAAGGCGGAACAGGAACATAGGCAGCATCTGGCAGAACCCACTGTGCAGACCATACTGACTAAGCAGGCGAAAGCTGCTAAGGGTCAGTTAGGTCGCCGCTGGGGATTCAAGAACCTCATTTTCAGAAGAACAATGAAGGTTCTGCCAGTTGCCGCTATGACCTGAGGGGACTTGAGACACACTGCCGTCTGTCTTGCTCGCGAAAGCGAGCAAGAACCACGGGACGGCATTGTTGTCCGGCATAAGGTGGATCAACGTAGCCATTGTACTAGGCGCATGGTTACACAAGTCTTTCCGACTATCCTTGATCTCACTGAGCCGCAATGCGCCTACGCGGAATGTGTGCACAACACGAAGATTGCTATGGTCGAGAGGCATTATGCGAAGGTGCCTCCTATAGTAGATTTGGAAGCCTTAGAGTTTGGTTTTAAGTACCTCAAGAAATTAACACGCAAAACCGGTTTATATCCCGGAGCTTTGATGCCATGGACACCTGAGGAGGTTGTTGCCACCCGAAGAGGTGGCAAGAAAGCGACTTATCAGAAAGCTTTCGACTCCCTCTCTGAAAAGAGCCTCGATAAGAGGGATGGCCATGTCAAAGTATTCGTTAAATTTGAGGTTGCACCCGCCAATACCTTAATGAGCAAAGTTCCGCGGTTGGTACAGTATCGACCACCGCGCTTTGTAGCCTCAATAACACAGTATTTAGCCCCTTTAGAACATGCATTGTACGCCACGAAATTTAATGGCCTACCAATGTTTGCGAAGTCGATGAACACGTCGCAAAGGGGGGGAGCAATAGCTGATATGTTGAGGCCAGAAGGCTTACTAGTTGGGATGGATCACTCCAGATTTGATAGC